GAACCTTTAGTAGATCGAGATCCTCTTGGACGCTGTAACGCTTGCGTTGTTTGATCGGCACGAACTCCTTGGCCGGAGCCGCTGGCACCGCCTTGGGTTCTGGTTTTTGCGCCGCCTTGGCTGGCTGTTGAACTGGCTGAGAAGCACTTACCTTGTTGGAGTTAAGGTAAGCGACAAGGACACCAACGGACAGGCCGGAGGTCCACGATATTACTGCTGTAATGACTAGTTCATTCATGATTTTGGTTTGGTTGAGTTCTACTGATAGAAAATATGCCTACCGATCTTGGTAGTGCGAGTCAATGATTTTGCCCAGTACGGATTGCAGTAGTCCGCATGGTAGTGGTCAGCCCCTCCGGTATAGTTGGTGGCTGGTGATTGTGTAATAGCCAGAGCCTCGCCCCATCTTGGATGACGTTTGGCCTTGGCGAGAAGCTGGTCGATCCGGCCACTGTTCCAGCAACTGAATTGCAACCGCTGAAGGCAGACCTGCATAGGCGTGAGCCTACGCTTGTCTGAGCGGTTCATTATGACCTCGTGTACGGCCTCCATGGCACCATCGTGGTACTCACCCCCGGCTTCGAGGATGAGCGTTGCTGTGACGATCTCAGTGCTGTTGTAGGCACTGGCCGTTACGCACCATAGCAGTGCAGTGATTATAAATAACGCCTTCATTACAAATCGAGGTCGATGTTGTCGATGTAGGCTTTGATATCGTAGAGATCATCAAGGATGGCTCTTAACTCATCGATCCGATCACGGACGGCATTGAGGTTGCCCTTGAAGTAAGGGCTGTCCTCGGTCTCGGCTAGAAGCCGGGTAACCTCCTGGAGGTTGTTGATGCACTGGACGACATGGTCGCCGGCATGGTTGATCAGTATTTTCATGACTATGGTTGGTTGGTGGTTATACTTTCTGTTATGGTTTATTGAAAGTTAATTTGCTAAGGATTTTAACTCGGCATCAGACATCTTTCGGACTGCTGCTCTGTATTGATCACGCTCCCAAAAAGGCAATAGACTCCAGCGATACTGTGCCTTGTTCCATAACTTCAGTGACTTAAATTCCAAGCACCGAAACTCTCTTGCTCTGTTTTCCCATTTAAGAAAAATCCGGTTCGCTCTCTCGCTTTTCGCGTAATCTTTTAGGATGTGTTTTGATAGTGTTTTCATTTTTGGGTGTGGGTTGGTGGTTATACTTTCTGTAATGAGCGTTCTAGTTTATTGGCTATAGCCTTCGCCTGGTTGATGGTGCCGCATTCAAATTCTGCAAGCTCCAGCCCTCTATCAAAAAGACATACCCAGTAATAGGGTTCATCGTTCTGTATATCAAACGACACCGAGATGTCGTAGCATTTAGGCAAGCTCTTTGTTAGGCGGTTTTGATCATCTGGTTGAGGATTCTCGAGCCATACTTTGCCCATGTAATGTTTCATTGTTTTTGTATCCATTTTATTGATTGGTGGTTAATGTGTGTTGTTTTTGTTATTGGTGGCTGTCTCGTCAGTACTGGTAGCCATCCCAGTAGACAGGCTTGATGCCTGTTTCGACTAAAAGGGAACCTCCTCGTACTCCCAGCTTTTCTTCTCCTCGCATCCCTGCGATGGCGGTAGTTTGGCTTGGAGTGCCTTGTATTTTTCTTCGGCTTCACCGAAGGCTCGATACATTCTATCCAGCTCCCCCCTCGCTCCGATCCAAGCGTCGCCGTAGTAGTTGATCTGGTTGTAGTACTCGGATCGGGTTTCAATGAAACTCTCCCCGACACTTTCGTAACGCTCTCGCGCTTTCTCGAATTGTTGATGTAGTTCGACTAGTTCTGAATTTTGCATAGTGTGTATTGGTTGGTGGTTATGTGTATGTGTTGTTTATAGCCCTTGCCCTCTGGCTTCTAGCTCCTTGGCGATTGATATGAATAGCCCCTTTTCTTCGGGGCTGAGGTCGATACGACCCGATAAGCGGAACAGGAGAATCTTTAGTTCCCCTGTGGATGTGGTTTCGATTGATGGTTTCATTGTGTGTTGGTTGTGTGTGGTTAAAATAGGCACAACTTGCGCCTTGCGGGGTAACCCCCCGCGGGGAAAGGAATTAAAAAAGAACGAAGTTCGTTTTATAACACGGATCCAAAAATCTGTCAATATCCCAAGTAGTCACTAATTATGAAACTCGGTATCCACAAAAATGAAACTAGAGTCCGGCCGACAATCCCGGAAAGTGATCCTGTATCCGCCCCCATAATTGCAACTGGGCCAGGACAACCGGGACAACCGGACCACCCGAGACACCCGGACCACGGCCACGGACCCAGCAGTCAATCCAACGGGAAACCCAGTAGGAATGCATTGCAGTCAACTCAGCCGGAATGCATCACAGTCCTCAAAAAGAAAAGCGGCGTTCACGCAAGACGACCTGGTGCCGGCCGGTTCAGAATCGAATTAGACATAATAGATATTGTGCAACATGACCCTGTGTTGATTACCAACGACTTACGGAACTGGATGCGTCCGCTCTGCCTGTCGTGTCGCGGCCGGACAGAAAACGGCAGGGGGGTCGGGGGGGTCAGTCGCGCCGCCGCAGCCTGTAACATGTATCTTCAACCGGGCCTCAAAAAAATAATCCCCTCATGGCCCGTATATAAAGGAACTCGTTTCCTTTCCCCTCTATAACTGATTCCTTAAGGAACCCGGTTATGATTGCTACGTTTTTACGTTTTCAAAAACCCTGCTTGGTGCAGGCTTTTTACATAAAGGAAAGGTGTTCCTTAAGTAAGAGCTGTTCTGGAACCGTGTCAAGCTTATAGCACAAATCAGCACACGCTTTTTGACATTTACTTAAAAATACTATTGAAGTTCAACATGGAGAAAGAAGCCCTACTCCGAGAGATATCGGAGTCCATTCAGAAGGTTGCTGAAAGCAAAGAGGCCCTAAAGGTCCGGAGCCTATCCCGTCATAACCCGGAAAAGGTTGCGGAGATACTGTATCTGTACTCCATGGGGAATAGCCAGACTAGAATGGTCAAGAAGTACGGCTTCGAGCGAGGGACTGTTATCTCCGTCCTGGCGGACTACGCGGACTACCTCGGGCAGTTCCGGGAGTTATCCGGCCGGATGGCGGCCAAGAACTATTTAAATTTATCCAGCCTGGAGGAGGACCTAATTGAAAAGGTCCGGGACCGGATGGAGACGGATCCGGAGATGGAGGTATCCTTCCGGGACCTAAAAGAAATCAGCATAGCAAAATCAAATGCTGCCCGCGAGGCTTTGACCGCTAGGGGCGAGGCCACACAGATTACCGAGGACCGCAAGGTATATACTCAGGATGAGTACGAGGCAACCATTCGGGCTGCCCGGGAACGAATAAAACAAGCACAGGATGCGGAGGTAATAGATGTCGATAATTGATGAAGAAAACGATCAAACATTTGATAAGGTACGAGGAATACTCGGGGAGCATTTCCCGAACTTTTTGTTCGCCGTCATGGATGACGATGGGATGCTTTTCTATGATTATACCAATCTACCGATTGGAAAAATGCTGATCCGGGAAATGAGCAGCGAGATGAAGGATGGCTTCGATGATATGGATTATGATTTCGAGTGGGAAACAACCGATGACGAAGAAACGGATGAATGGAATTAGTCTTTACGCAGCACCCCATATTAAAAGCCCCAACTGACGAGGAGATTGTTCAACTAGGTGAACTGGATCCGAAGCTATTGGCCGGGTTGCATGAGGCTCATGAAGGACGTATCAAAGCCGCTGAAGAGGATCCCCTGCGGCATGGTTTTGATCTAGCGGGGTGGTCCCGGATACAGGATGCATTAAATGAGTACGATGAAGTAATTACATTCGGCGGTAACCGATCCGGAAAGACAACTGGTTGTGCTAAGCTAGTAATGAAGGCCGTGACCGAAAATCAGGATGGTCACGTTGTATGCTTTTCACAGAATGCGGATACATCCGTCAAGGTGCAGCAAGCTGCCATCTGGGAAATGATGCCTAAGGAGTTCAAGCGAAAAACGAAAAGTATAGAGGGATACATCAACTTCTCTATGCAAAATGGTTTTACAGCTAATTCATTTATTTTTCCGGATACAAGAACTCGTGTGC